CTTTTAATATGTGTCCATTCTTCATTTGTATTAATCTAAATATTTTATCTACTTCATCTTCATTAAGTATTTCTATATTTAATTTACCAAATAAGTATTCTGATATTATCCATATTTTTTTTTCTGCATCATAACCCATTACTCCACAATGCTTAAAACCTTTTTTAAAAAATTTAGTATGCCTATGATAATCTTTATTTTCGTAGAAATATACTAACCATTCATTCTGTTTTGCCATACACTTTTTCTTTTTTTATCACCAAATATACTCCAACCTCTAGTTTTAACTACTGTTGGATTTTTAGCTTTACCAGATATTAACTGTTTACCTTCACCAGCACCTAGTAATAGATACTGTAGTGCATCGTGAACATGGGAATATCTATTCTTCATAGGTTTTTCATCATATCTGTCGCCTGAAGTCTGCATTCTTCTATAGAAATAACCACCATTAAAACCTTTTTTAAGATTTATACATCTATGATCTACTAAAAAACCAGAAGATCCTTCTACTAATCTAGCTAATGATGTTTCTACAGCTTCTATTCTAAGAGCTACATCGTTACTATGAGTAGGTTTACCCATTATTCCATTCTGTCTTAGTATTTGAAATGGTGTTGTTTCGTCAGTTTGAGCTCTAAAATCTCCTGCCGGGTCACCATATACTTCAATATCTTGCGTTCTATAATTCTTTGCTATCTCATGTTTTAGTAATTCACTAAACCTTGCTATACCCATATCAAAACATACTAACTCCTGTAGTATTAACCATCTACCATTAGGTAACTTTTGACCAAAGACTGCAGCTGGTGTCAGTCCAAAGTCAATACCAATGAATACTGGTACTTGAGCTGGCTCTAAATCTTCTTTAGATAAATGTATTTCCATATTCCAGTTAGGATATACTGGTTTACCTTCCTCTAAAGATCCAAGTTTATTCATTACATAAACATCAATCCAACCTTTCATCTTACCTTTAATAATATTGTTGTAATATTTTTCTGTAAGATTGTTTTTGTTTTCACATTTTTTATTATCTATATATCCTTTTAATGTTCCGTCTTTATTTTTATCTTCTACTAATGCTGGTGGCTGCGTATAGAAGTTCCAGTTATCAGGTTTAACTAACATCAAAGCTTCATCTCTTGATAAATGATCTGGTACTGGTACATCACCAGCCATAATAGGCCACCAATGATCTTCTTCTGGTGCGTTAGTATCTGCAATAACTCCATACCAAGAAGCACCACCATCACGCATACTAGGATATCTACCTACCCTCATAGTACAAGCGTCAATAATGCTCTTAGGAAGCTCTCTAGCTTCGTTTACCCATACTCCTGTTAGTTCTAATGATAAAAGTTTTTTAACATCTTCAGGCCTATCTAAAGCTAAGAATATGACCTCTAATTCTAGTTCACCTACATTTATTCTATGCGTATAAGGTACTGACCATGAGAATATACCCCATTCATTCTCAGGAAACCAATCTAACCATGTTTTTATTGTTGTTGTTTTAAGTTGTGGGTTAGTATTTCGTATTACTGCCCATCTACTTTTTCTTTTTCCTTGAGCATTTTTTTCTTGTTGTAATGCTCGTCTTAATACTTCTATGCAACAAGCAACAGACTTGCCACTTCCTACTGGCCCTCGTAATCCTCTAAAAAATTCATTCCCCTTTAGAAAGTTCTTTAAGGTATTGCCATCTGGTTTGTATTTTAGTTGTGCCATTTATACTAGATTCTTGTCTATCGCTTCTTTTAGCAATTTTTCTCTGACTTTTGGGCCAAGGCTTTCTATCAATTTGTCGGCTTCCTTGTCCGTTATAAAATCCTCTGGAAGGAATTTTAGATGTACTTTTTTTACGATCGCTCTTAGCTTCCGTCTTTCTGCTAGAGAAATGTGGAACAGCTGCCTGTTCTCCAGATTCGTTACGTCGTCTGTTTTGTCTATACTCATAAAGAAACTCCTTAAATAAATCCCAATCAAGATATACCATAGGATTAGAAAAATCTTTTTTTAATATTAAAAGATCAGCAGATCCTTTCCATTTATCTAATTGGGCGAAGCCCTCGCCATTTTTACGAGCCTTAACTTCTATATTTGTTCCCTCAAACAGATCAGATACCTGAACGTCATGAGGAAATGCTTGTATAGCACCAGAAAGAGGTTGTCGTCTAGCTTGAAATCCTTCAGCTTGAAAGAGTTTAACTATTTCGTTCTCTACTCTAGTACCCTTTCTTTTTGCTTTGCTTGACAACTTTTTTTCCTGTTTTTTTTGCTTCTGTTTTTGCTTTTTTCATTCCAGCAGCAGTATACGGAAATTTTTTTGATCCAACTTTAGGCATTTAGTACCTCACTTTCTTTATTACTTTTAACCTTTGATAACTTATTACGCAAGACAATTCTATCTTCATAGGCTTTTCCAAGTTTATCCATTAAAACTTTGTTTATTTCTTTGATTGCTTTAACTTCATCTTGAAGCTCTCTTACAGTAGTCGTCAAATCATCTATTGTCATAGTTTTCATTCCTTTTTTATAATTGTTATTTGAGTAAACTACAATCTATAAAGAAATAAAAAACTTATTTCAATTCACTAATCTAACAGTTCCAAGCTCTTAGTGATTTATTTATTCTTGAATCAGGATCTCTTGCTGTCTTTGCAGAAGTTAGCTTCTTTTTCATACCTTTCATTCTTGCACAGAATGATTTTCTACGTTTATTCCCTTTTTTTTTACTCGGTGCTTTTAAATTACCACCAGTAGCTCTGTTATAACTAGCTCTACCTTTAGCATTTAAACCACCACTAGGGTTTTTACCCTCTTTTCTTTGCCATGCTGGTGATTTTGCCATTAAAAACTCCTAAATTTTTTTACTTTAGCTGCTATACCTTTAGGTTGCTTTGAGAATTGCTTACCTTTTTTCTTTGATTTTCTCTTAGCAGCTGTTGTTCTTGCATATTCACTAGGCGATAAAGACTTAATCGCAGCACTTGGCAAATATCTCTCCCCTGTTTCAGATGATTTCTTCCCAGACTTTGTTCTCCACTTCTGTTTACCCCATGCTTTCAATGATTGCTGTGATCTAGCTAACATTATCTATATCCACCACCAGCAGCTTTATATCTTTTTGCTAATAGCTGTGCTTTTCTAGCAGACCATTGTCCAGCAGCAGTACCTTGAACAGCAGAAGATTTTATAGACTGAAACAGTCTTTTTCTAAGAGAAGGCTTAGTATAGTTACCAGCCTTATTTACTGTACTTTTCTTTGTCATCATATTCTTTGCCTTGCAAGGCTATGAGAGAAACCCTCTCTTGGTTTATCGTCTAAAGACAACATACCTTAAATCTTAGAAATATTTTTGTCTACGCACATATGTTTACTTTTTTTAACTCTGTTGTGTGTATGACATCTTTACTACTAACCATCTGTTAGTTTTTAACCCCCACCCTCTCGTTCTAGCTAAGATCGATACTAACCTTTATATCTCCGACTACTTGGTGATTAACTCTGTCTGGTGTACGTAATCCTACCCTGTCTAGTATATCCTTACTCGCTTCTAGCTGTACGTATTCAGACTTTGCATTATTGGATAGTTCTACTAGCTTATTACTTGCTGTTACTGCACCAAGTCCTATCGTTCTTGATACACATTCCATCATGTACTTCTGTACTTTTGGAAGTCGTAGTGTACGAGAAGCACTTACCCTTGCTGATTCTCTACTGACTTTCGTTGAATATCCAGCCTTTTCTGCACCTTCAACTATACTACAACCTGTTGATACGATAATATCAACTAAAGCCTTTTGTTTATCTGTTAAATCGTTGTTATCCATCTCACGCTCCTGTTGGATAATTGTAATCATTGATAAAATCATGTCAAGTATAATCAACATGGTGTGACAATATGGAGCTAATCCAGCCCTCGCTAAAGTCGAGCCAAGGTCTCGCCCCTTCGGGCTTCGGTCTGGGCTAAAAAGAATAAAAAGAATAAAGATAAAGAATATAATAAGAATAATAGAAAGGATAAATAATAATGATAATAATAAATATGATAATGTTAATATATGTAATTATGAAGATAAGAAAGATAGAGAAATCTCTTATGTCTTATAAACATGATAATGATTAAGATAAACTAGTCAACCCACAAGGGGTGCAGCATAGCTGCCTTTACCCCCCCTTATTCGTAAGATTTGGGGAAAGGGATAAAGTGACAAGTATATCTAAATCACCAACTTGCTTGGCAAGACTGTGAGAAAAGCTCACAAACTAAAATTATAACGAAAGATAATAAAATGAATAAATTAAATGATAAATTATTAAATGACTTAATTGATAATAATCTCAATGCTTTGAGATCTATGTATGACAATCAGGTACATACAGAGTTCAGAGATACTGACGCAGATGGTAATGACATTAACAATTCATTACAATCAGTAGTGTATCAACTCAATGGCATTATTCCAACTTTATATAACCAAGTCTCATATGCTGACAAAATGCTCAGTTATGCAGAAAATGGTCTTAAATGGGAAAAAGACAAAATGGGTGCTAGTTCAAGAATATCTAATCTTGATATGTATGCTAGATCTCAAGAGATTGCACATACTAAACTTCA